GACAATGTTGCTGCTGGTATTACAAGTGCTATATTTGGTGCTGGTGCTGCCATTGATCAAACAACCAAAGCACAAGAAAAAAACACCAAACAACAGAAAAAAATGATGCATGAGCAAGTTGATTTGTTTAAAGCTATGGCAGTTGATATGAGAATGGAAGCACAAAATATTGAAAATGAAGTTGGCATTGCTTCTGAACAATCTAATGCTTTTGAAGAACATCTTGAAACTAAAAGACAAGAAAGAGCAAAAGCAAGAGCAGAAAGAAGAAAGAAAGAAGCTGAAGATGAAAAGAAAAGACTTGAAGAACATAGACAATATTTACAAAACTTACAAAAGCTTGAAGATGATTTTAGAACAGAACTTGAAGAAGAAACTGCTAAATTTAATGAACAATTTTTAACTGAACAGCAAATTGAAGAAAGAGCTGTTGAAGATAAATATTTTAGATTAATTGAACTTGCAAAGCAATACAATGAAGACATTACAATGCTTGAAGATAACAGAGAGTTTGCGCTTGCTGAAATTAGGAAAAAATATAATGATGATGAAATTGCTGATAATAAAGAATTAACAGACAAGCAACTTGAATATGACCAAGCAGTATTAGAAAGCAATCAAGCTTTACAAGATGCCAAATTTAATGCTGCTAAAGGTCTTGTTGCTGGATTAACACAATTAGCTGGTGAGAATGAAAAACTTGCCAATGCTTTGTTTATAGTAGATAAAGCACTTGCTATTGGTGAAATCATTGTAAATACTCAAAGAGAAATTGCTGGTATTTTTGCAAGTTATTCTTTAATACCAGGCGGTCAAGCCATTGCTGCTCCATTGGTTGCTGCTGCTAAGATTAGAGCTGCTACTGGCATTGCAACAATTGTAGCTTCATCTATTGCTAAATTCAAAGGCGGTGGTGGTGCATCAATTGGTGGTGGTGTAACTGGTGGCTCAATTGCTGGAGCTGGAGCAACTGCACCAACAATAGCACCAGTAACTAATACAAGTACATTAGTGCCACAAGAACCACAGCAAGTATTTGTAACTGAAACTGATATAACTAACACACAGAACCAAGTTGCTGTAATAGAAACACAAGCAACTATTAAATAATATATTATGAAAATATTTGAATTAATAATTGATGAAGAAGATGAAAGTGGTGTTGATCAAATAGCATTGGTTGACAGTCCAGCTATTCAGTCAAATTGGATGGCATTTAGAAAACAGCAGTTTGAAGATACATTTAATGATTATCCTGAAAGTGCAAGTAACAACGCAGCTAAAGCCATAAAGTACAAAGAAGAAAATAATGCAGACTGTGGCACAAGAGTTGGTTGGACAAGAGCAAGACAACTTGCAAATAAAGAAAAAATAAGCTGGGAAACCATTGGTAGAATGGCATCTTTTAACAGACATCAACAACACAAAGATGTACCTTATGATGAAGGTTGTGGTGGTTTAATGTGGGATGCTTGGGGTGGTACAAGTGGCATCAATTGGGCTATAAAGAAAATGAAAACCAAAGATAATTACAGGCAACAATTTCAAATTCAGGATGAAGAAAAAAGAATTGTTAGTGGTTATTTTATGATTGCAGATTTACCTATTGCAAGACTTGATGATGAAGGTAAGATATTTTATGTAGTCTTTAGAAAAGATACTATTGAAAAGATTGTAAACAAGTTTATGAAAAATGGCTTTAGCTCAAAAGTTAATTTAATGCATAATTCTAATGCTTTAGCTGAAGGTGTTTATGTTATTGAAAGTATTATTGTAGATAGCAAAAGAGGAATGAAAGCACCTGATTGGGCAGAGAAAGTTCCAGATGGAAGTTGGTTTGGTTCTATGAAAGTTGACAATGATGAGGTTTGGCAACAAGTTAAAAGTGGTGAATTTAGAGGCTTTAGTGTTGAAGGTTTATTTGCTCAAGATAGAGAATTTGAACTACCTGAAAAAGTAATAAACAAAATAAAAGAAGTGATTAAAAAATATAAAATTTCAAAAAAAGTGAAATAAATTAAATTTATTTATATATACTAATTATAAACCATTTTAAAATGAATGATCTAAAAACATTATTTCAAGATATTAAGAATATCTTTAAAGAAGAAGGTGTTGATACTACTGACACCAAAGAAGTCCTTGAAGCCACAATCAAGGCAGAAGAAACTAAAGAAGTTGTTGAAGATACAACTGAAACCACCAAAGAAGAAATGGCAGAAACTGTAAAAGAAAAATTTGAAGATATTGTTCTTGCAGATGGCTCTGTTGCAGTTGCAGAACCTGATGTTAGTTTAGGTGCTGCTGTTGTTGTTTCTGTTGATGATGAGATGGTTCCTGCTCCTGATGGTAACCACGAACTTGCAGATGGTAGAATTATCACAACTGAAGGTGGTGTAATTACTGCAATTGAAGAAGCAGAAGCTGAAGCTGAAGAAGATTTAGGTTCAGACAAAGAAGAAGAAGAAATGGAAGTTGAAAAGCCTTTAAATGAAGCTCAAGAAAGAGAAGCTAAAAAAATCATTGAAAGCATTGTGACTGAAAGAGTATTTTCTATGGAAGCTACTTTAAGTGTAGAGAATGAAGAACTTAAAAGCAAGATCACAAGACTTGAAACTGCTTTTAAAAGCTTATTAGACTTAACTGAAAAGTTAGTTGAAAAGCCAACCACTGAAACTGCAAAGAAAAAAAGAAGTGGTTTTGCTAAATTAAAAAAGGAAAAAAAGGACATTATTGAAGTCCTAAAGAATAAAAATATTATTAACTAAAAATTTAAAATTATGAGTTTTGATGTTTCGGCTTTACCAGCCTATACAGAACAACACGCAATGGATTTGATAGTAAAATCTGTTGCTGGTGGAAGATTATCTCAGTATGCAAATTTGCAGCCTGGAGTGAAAACCACAACAACTATTAACATCTTAGATACAGATGTTGTATTTCAAGCAGATGGTTGTAGTAGATCAGCAGATGGTTCTACAACTTTAACGCAAAGAAACTTAACACCTGGTGCAATTGCTATTCACGAGGATTTATGTATGAGTGACTTAGCAACAAAATATACAGCTACAATGCTTAAAGCTGGATTAACTGGTGAGAAAGAAGAAATTCCATTTGAAGAATTATACTTTTCACATAAAGTTGCGAAAGTACAAAAAGCTATCGAAGTTGCTGACTGGCAAGGAGATACTGCTTCAGGTACTGCTAACTTGAACAAGTATGATGGTCTTGTAAAATTGATTGGAGCTGCTTCACCAGTAAATGGTAATCCAACTGGTATCACAACTGGTACTGGAATTGTATCAACAAATGTAATTGGTATTTTGACTGGAATGGCTGAATTAATGCCTGAAGATATTATGGATGCAGATGATTTAAAATTGTTTGTAGGAATGGACACATTCTTAACTTATCAAAAAGCAATAGCTGATGGTAACTATTTCCATTATGTAGTTGATCAAGATTACACTGCTGAACTACCATTGATTGGATTTCCAAATGTTACAGTTTGTGCAACACCTGGTCTATCAGGAATTGCTGCTGGTAACTGCTACTTATTGAGAGCTTCTAACATCTACATTGGTGTTGATTTACCTGAAGAAGAAAGCAATGATGTAAGAAGTTGGTATGATGAGAATGATAGAATTTACAAAGTGACTATGGCATTTAGGAGAGCTGTGAATGTAGCCTTCGGTGATCAGGTTGTGGAGTTTGAATTAGTCTAATTATTAACATTAAGAGGTGGTGCTTAGTTGTGCCACCTTTTTATAAAATTTATATACGATGAGTTGTCCATTAGCTTCAGGTTTTACAAGAGATTGTTCTGATAGTATTGGTGGTATTGAAGAAGTGCTTATTTCTGAAAGAGATAATGTAACTGCATTCACACTTGCCAACCACGAGATCACAGCAATCACACAAGCTGGTGCAACTAACTTTTATAGATATGAGTTAAAGAAAGAAGCTGGAAGTTTGACTTCTACTTCTACAATTGACTCAGTAGGTGGAACATCATTCTATGATAATGTTGCTGCATTTACAATAAACAAGTTAGCTGCTGCCAAGAGTAATGAAATTAAATTAATGATATTAGCAAGACTGTTTGTAATTGTTAAAGATAACAATGGCAAATATTGGTCTTTAGGTGCTGATGCTTTTGCAGAAGGTTCAAGCCTTATAGCACAAACAGGACAAGCATTTGGTGATGCTAACCAATACCAAATAGAGATTATGGATAAGTCACAATATCCTTGCTATGAAGTACAAGCATCAGTAGTTGCTGGTTTGACTATTGCTTAAAATATTGCTTAGTTGTTCTTTTGTTTAATTGTTGAAAGAGGATGGTGAAATAGTCCATCCTTTTTTTTTAAAAAATAAAATATGTTTAAGAAAGGATTAGAAAACCAAACTTGGATAGGTAAAGGTTTTAAGGTTTTAATTATAGAAGAAAATGCACAAATGTTAAAGAACTTAGGTGCTGATGTTTTTGCTGAAAAACCTAAAAAGAAAAAGAAAAATGATCCATCTGAATAAAGGAACATCAACTGAGTTTGCAGTAACATTGCAAGAAAAAACAACTCTTGCAACACCATTTTATTTGTTCAAGTTTACAAATGATACAAGTAAAGTGGATTACTTTTGTATTATTGCAGACACTTCAACACAAAAGCAAAGGTTCAACTTATTCAGTTTTACAGAAGGTGTGAATGATGCACTTAATGGTAGCTTAATTTTAAGTGGTTCAGGATATTATAATTACTTTATTTATGAGCAAGACAACAGCACAAATCTTGATCCAGCTAATGCTACTGGACTTGTAGAGCAAGGTAAGATGAGGTTATTTGATAGTGCTGATAATCCTGATTACACAAGCTACACACCAACAGGAACACAACAAAATTATGTATATAATCCATCTTAGATATGTCAGTTAAGCTTATACCAATAGATTTCAAAGGATATGAATTGCCAGTTTTTAAAGAAAGCAAAAAAGGTGATTGGTATGAATATGGAAGTGAAAGACCTTATAAGAATTGTTATGGTGATTTCCTTGTAAAGCTATTAAATGAAAGTAGTAAGCAATCAACCATAATAGACACAAAGACAAGGTTTATAGTAGGTCAAGGTTTTGTTATTGATGGCAATACAAGCTTTAGTGAAGAAGCACAAATTGAAGCATTTTTAAGAATGCCTGGAGAAGATGGTAAGATGAATGATTTGCTTACTAAAGTTGTAAAGGATAAAAAAGTGTTTGGTGGCTTTGCAATGCAAATTAGAGTTAATTCTAATATGAAGATTGTTAGTGTTGATCACTTAAACTTTAATGATGTTAGAGTTGGTGTTGAAGAAGGTGTTTACTTTTATACTTCAGATTGGAAAGCAAGAAATCCATTAGACAATGAAGATTTTACTACACTAAAATTATTTCCATTCAATGATGAAGTTAATGCTGATAC